GTTTCATTTCACGTGGAGACATCAAACGAATCTGTGTACCCAAAGCAAGAATATCTGTAAGAGTTTCCTGCACACCACCCGTGCTGTTCACATCCACCGACTCAGTTGCTGCAGTCGCGTACGGTGCTTTGTATACAACACGTAACCTGCCAGGGAACACCCCTTGGTCGAAACGGATTGCGAACCCTGAAGCAAAGTCATCTGTTGGAAGGTCACGGATAAGACGCACCTTACGTGCTATCGGATAATCGTCAGTCATATATCGAACTGACACTTGCACAAGGTCAATGATGGCTGTAACACCCGTCAAGTTAACCATCACATCTGAACCGTTGTAATCGATGTTCATTGTTTTGATTTGGAACAAGCCGTGCATTGGTGAAGACAAGTCAGAGATTTCGTCGTTCAACGCTTCAAGGCATTGCGCTCTAGGGAACCGTGGGCTAACAGTAACAATCGCACCAGCAGTATGTGCTGCAGCAGTAGTCCCGTTGTATCCGCGTTGCACTTCTAAAGTTTTGGCGCCAGCATCAGCAGACCAAACGTAAAACAGTTCTGAATCTATTTCAAAAACTTGTCCAACACTCAATCCATCCAATGAGTACGTGACAGTAACACTGGTATCACTGCTGGTAACAGTTGAAGCCAGTTTGTTGCGAGCCTCAACCGTTCCAGACAGTAGTTGCCGCAACGTCCTATCAATGACGGTTGCTGCTGTGGTCATTTACTTCTTTTTCTTAGCCTTCATTTTGGACTTGTCCATCTTCATCGGCTTACCAGTTTTCTTGGCTTCTGCTTTCGCCATTGCCATACCTTTTGCACCGTAACCGAATTCTTTTTTTCCGACCATTGGCATAACTTTTCCTTTCAAGGTTGAGACGAACAGATTACCACGAACTAGCAATCCCATTTACGTAAAGCCAAAGCCTTACGAGTCGGTCTGCCTTTCTCATCTTTCATCGGACCTGGCATACCACCCATCCGTGCACAAAACGATTTACGGCGGGCAGCCGCTTTAGGAGAAGACTTTGCTTGGGCAGCAGAAACAGGTGGCTTCAAGTTCATACCTTGCGCTTTAGCGGAGGCTCGACCTTTAGCGTTTAACCCGCCAGCAGGGTTCTTGCCTTCTTTGCGTGTCCAAGCAGCAGTCTTAGCCATTACTTTTTCTTCGCTGCGTTCATATTATCAATCAGATTAGGGTACGGGCGACCAGCCGCTTTAGCCGAAGCCTTCGCAGCAGCCTTCTTCTTAGGAGACAGTTTCACAGATTTCTTCTTAGGATTAGGTGTATCCCACACTGGTTTAGATTTCATAGTGTCTCCAATAAGTATCCTGATTCACGCAAAGTATCGCGCACATTCAACACTACAGTATACATTTCCCCTGGAACCATCTTCACAGTATGACCACCAATGGTGGCGTGAACACGCCGTGACACCTGTATCTCACATGTAGGTTCCAATGGCATCCAATCATCTGGTACCTGTTTCCCAGATGGTTTAACAATTTGTAGTAACTGGTCGGCGGCTGTACCCCAGTTGAACGCCGCTGTTTGTGGGGCTGTCAGGTTTGCCTGACGACGATACTTGTCACGGTTCGCATACAAATCTTTGATGGCTTCAGCGAGTGCTTCAGGGTCAGGTTCATCCCAATCACCCATGTCCTGCCAAACACCTTTAGCAGTAGGAACACTAGTAGTAGGTATCCGATGGGTGGCAAGGTTGGAGAACTCTCGATGACCATGAGCATCAGAAAGAATCGTTGGGACACCAGCAGAGATTGCTTGTAACGGCATTAACCCAAACCCTTCGCCACGTGAAACAGATATAAACCCGTGCATAGAGCGAACCAAATCACGTTCCTGCTCCACAGTCAACCAGTCACGATGCACCACCACATTCGGATACTCCAAATCTTTCGGTGCGAACAGATGCGGCGGAACAATTTTGATATGTAACTCTGCGTCAGGTAACTGCAACTTGTTAAACACCTCTAACACCACATCCATACCTTTGCGATACCATTCCGAACCCCCGCACATGATACGGAACTTGCCATCAGGTTTATCTTCCGAAGGGAACCACATACCACGGTCAACACCTAACGGAATCATATGCACATCATCATGGAATTGTGAGAACAGTTCCCAGTTATGCAACGAAGGAACAATGACCTTACTAAAGTTTTGTAGATAGTCAGAGAACTCTGGTGGCAACCAATTCGTTTCCCACATAGTCAACAAATGCGGCACCTGCGTACGCTGCCAACCTTTAATCAAGTTAGGTCTTAAAGCAAAAACAACATGTTCAGCATCTTCAACAAGTGTTACCTTTTCCGATAACGCATTACGCAGTCCGACAACCATTTTGCCGTAACCCACTTTTTCGATGTTGACACCAACAAGGTTCAGATAGTTGGAAGTATCCCTGTTTCCACTTGCCATCCTTCTTGCGCTCTTTTCTCTACGTTGGCAGCACCATCAATCTTCTTCGGTTGTAAACCATCCGCACGAAGACGTTTGTATGCTGGCATATCTTTGTTCCAGTTACGTTCTGTTGTATTGATTTCTGCCACCTTACTCCCACGACTGGTAGTGGTGTTGACACCCATACGAACCCCTGCAACACGACATCCAAAGCATCCTTCGACATCTAGGTCGGGATGTGTTTCTTGATGTTTCACGAAATGTATGCTCCGTATCCTGCGGCTGTTAACGATGCTACCTCGGTGGCATCAATCTCAATGTCATGCCCACCGTAATAGGTTTTGGATATAACAGCAAACGTTGAAGGCTGGTTATCTGTGTATGACCCATCTGTTAAAAGATATATGTTACGACCCCTGGCAGATGGTGTGATTCGATTACCTAAACGGTTAGCCATCCGTTCCTCTTTAGAAAGTTGTCCCTGATTGTAAACACTGGAAATGATTACTGGTACAACAAAGTCATCGGTTGGTGGTCTAAAAGTTGCCATCAGGTTATGCTCGCTCCGTATCCCGCTGCTGTCAGTTCTGCTATTTCAGTAGCATCCAAGAAGTTATCATGCCCACCGTAGTACACCTTGACTATGCGTTCAGGCATACGAGGGTCAGTTATCTGGTATGAGCCATCGGTAAGTTTGAACAGGTTGTATTGGCGTATACCTTGTGGTACGAAAGAGAACAGTCGGTCAGCACCAGATGTGCCGAGGCGTTGAGCGAACGGATATGTGCTGGTAACTGGGACACGGAAGATGTGGGATTTGTCCCATTCGGCTGTTTGTGTTCCTAAACCTGTACCTGTGCATGCTCTAAATAGTCCCCTGATACTTGTCGCTGTTTGCGTTCCCGTTCCCGAACCTGTCGCTGTACGGATGCCCGTGACGATACGTGTGGCTGTTTGTGTGCCTGTGCCTGAGCCTGTAGCAGTTCGTGGTGCAACATGTAGTCCGAGTGTAGTGGATGTTCCTAAGCCTTCACCTGTGGCTGCACGAAGTTTTACGATTACACGGTTAGCGGTACCGTCGCCTGTGCCTGTGCCTGTGGCGGTTCTTGCAGGGTTGATGTTCCATTCGGCTGTGTCGGATGTGGTTGCGCCACCTGCACCAAACGCTGTTCGTAGTAAGCCGACGACGATGCTGTTGTTGGATGTGCCTAAACCGTCGCCTGTGGCTGTGGTGGTGAGGGTGGTAAAGAAGTTTTGGGTGGCTGTTTGTGTGCCTTGACCACTACCTGTGGCTGTGCGTTCGATTGCAGCCTGGTTGTAGATTGCACCTATTTGGTTGTAGGTGTATCCTGTTTGGTTATAGAGGGTAGCCATTTGCTACCCAGCAATTTCCGTAACTGTGATAGTGCTAACAAGACCTACCGTTGTATCAAGGTATCTTTTATTGAGAGACAAACTTCCAACCCGTGGATGCCACTGTAATTTGTATGTGGTTGCAGAAGTAGTTGCAGGACTATCCAAATAGTTAATTGGAAAAGGCATTACGTGAAGCGTTTGGTTGCTAAAAGCGTTACCTCGTTGATACCAAGTCGTACCAGTTCCAGTCAAAGCCGTTGAACCACGAACAAGGTTGAACCACATATCATCCGTGGAATCCATACCAATATTAAACATGCCTGTCACTAAAATTTTGCTACTTGAACTTTTAGGTGTAATTGTTACAGTCATTCCTGTAATGTCTGTCATTGAAGCAGTGCTGGTAGTTGGTTGTGCTGTAACGGTTGTTGATTGGACTTGTAGCACTGAACCTGATGTTGCTGCCGCAGCCGCCAACTGTCGCCAAGCCGACCCGTTCCAAATAGCCAACACATCCGTGTCAGTCTCATAAATCATTTGACCTTCAAACGGCACAGCAGGACGAGTAGACGACGTACACACACCAGGTTTAATAATCGATTGCGCACCAACAACAGAACTAAGAGGCATCAGGAGTTCCTGCATCCGTAGAGAGCGTAGGAACCAGTCATGGTTCCGCTTGCAACAGCAATTCTCATACCGTCATACGATGTTGATTCGGTATGTGAACCCCAAACATTTTCTACCGTAAGTCCGCTGTCACGATTAAAAGCAGAAATAGTTCTTGTTGGTTGCGCAATTTGAGGACAAAAAATATCCATAGTCATCGCATGATAGGCAGAAGTATCGTTTGCGCCAATTCTCATGCTTCCTGCACCTGAAGCATTTCCTCCAGTAACCGTACCTGCACTTATGTTAAGCGTTTGATAACGATAAGTAGCAGTTGAAATTGTAGAGCCAGCAGAACGCACCTGCCATGTGAATATGTTACCACCAGCAGAACTTCGACAGTCAAAAATAAAACGGTAGTTACGGTATGTGGAAGTAAACACAGAGTCAAGCAAAATTTCTGTGACTGCCGAAAAACTAGCGCCAGCGACATATACCAGCCCTGAGTTACCGACAGCGGTACCACCCGACACCTGCTGCCAAGCCGACCCACCATAAATGTAAGTCAAATCGGTATCAGTCTCATAAATCATTTGACCTTCAAACGGTGTTGCAGGTCTATTAGACGAAGTACAAACGCCCTGCCTGAGTCCCTGAGTTGTTGCCGAGATGGTCATTTTGGACTCCTACTGTTTACACCCTTAAAAATAGCAGATAATTTCTTTTTTGTTTCTTCGCTATGTTTAAATCCAAGCATAGTTTTTACATTCGGTCGCAGGTTCAAACAATTTTTATGACCAAACCACTGGTCGATATAGCGTTGTTCGGTAAATGCAAGTTCAGATGGGGAACATGACTCAATTAACTCAGCGTCAAATGTTTTGTATTTGTTAAACACATTTTGCATAAAACGATTTACGTGCTTACCGTAACCAAGTTTCCGAGTGTGGTCATACATTCTGTCATTAAAATTCACACAAGAACCAATGTAAAAATAATCACTAATGGTTATGCAGTAGATTCCACATCCACTTGCCTCTTTTTGGTTAATAGAAAGATTGTCCCAGTTGAAAGAAGTCGCTGCGCAAGAAGTTTTTTCTTGTCTTTTTTTATATGCTGCTCTCTTGTCGGCAAGATATTTTTCTCTGTTGTTGGCACGGTAATTGGCTGATGCTTTTGCAAGGCATGGTCGACATTTCGATAAGTATTTGCCGTTAGTTCTAACGCTGTAACTTGACAACGGTTGTTCTGCTTTGCACCTGTTGCATGTTTTTAGCCCTTGTGTAGTAGCAGAAATAGTCATTGTGTTGCCTTAATAATGTAGTTCAAAACAATCGTTGGTTGCGTGTTCAAGTGGGCTGTGCCGCCGCCAGCAGTTGCAGATGGTGTTTGCGTATCGCCAATTGTGGCATACCTACCCGAACTACCACTTGATATTGTTTCTGCACCTGCGTCTTGGCGTGTATCGGTGACGCTGCCATCAGCACTTGAACTTTGATATGCGCCAGTAGAGTATCTATACGCACCCGAACCAGTCATGGCACCAGCAGTTCCTGATGGTTGATAGTAATTATCGTTTAATGCAAATTTAAAATCGTGCCTATGAGTGGCAGAAGCAACAGAAGGTATTTGGCTTATGTCCAACGTGTGAGTCTGTGTACCACCAGTAGCACCCAAAGTATTAGAAGCAGTAAGAACCGTACTTGTCAAACGTGAAGCAGCAGTACCACCCATATTGTCAACACCCGCAACAGCACGACCACGCATATCAGGAATATTAAAAGTAGTAGAACCATCACCCGAACCATAAGTCGTACTCAACGCAGTGAACAACGCAGAATACTCTGTACGAGAAACAGCCTGTCCGTAACACATCAACCAGCCAGAAGGAGCAGTAACACCAGCAAACGCCGACACAATACCAGCAGGCACCTGAGTCACATTACCCAAACCGACAGACAAACCCATAACTAGTTGGTCTTTTCCCAACCGACAACAGTAACCGTCACCTTAGAAGCCGTATCCGACAAACCCTGCAACGTCTCACCAGTCAACAACACAAGTGCCGTATCCCAAACCATCACATCATTCGCACCAATAGGCAACGAAGACATCAAACGATTCGCAGCAGTAGCCGCAGAACCAATAGCCAAAGTCACAGTACGGTCAACCGTATCCGTGTTACAAATAACAATCTGCTTAATAACCTCAGTGACACCCGAAGCCGCAGTACAAATAGTTGTAGTCGAAGTACCCAACTGGACAGGACCACCCAACCTAGATTCAACTCTGTCACCCGATGCCATAATTAACTCCCGACGTCCATCAAAATAATTGCCGCCAAAACATCCGAGTTCAACGGTTTATTAACCTTATAATCCAAACTGGTTACAACAGCCGAAGCAGTCACACCCACTTTAGCCTGCAACGCCTCAACAGCATCATTCACATCAGCATGCTGGTCAGCGTGAGAAGGACTTGTTAACGCATCCGTAGAAAGCGGATTAGTCAACGCATCAAGCGAAGTAGGAAAACCTGTTGCCACTAAGGGCTACCTTCCTAGTCCAGCGTCAACGTAAGTGACGTGATTTGAAAAGTATCGCCAGCAGTCACAGCCGCCGTAGTAGCCAAAGCACCCGACCACAAAGCATTACCAGCAGAAACATCATCCCACAAAGACCAATGCGAATAAGTTTCAGTAGTCGAAACGTTAGTCCACTCAATCGTTCCAGAAGTCACAATAGAACCCGACGCAGCAGTAGCCCACGCAGCAACCTTACGAGTCGCCTCAACAGCCGCATTAGAAGTAGCAGCCTCACCAGGGTCACCCAAATGCAGTTTCACATACACGTTCGTAGGCATAGTCCACGCAGTTTTACCTGTCGTGTGCTCCAAAATTTTTAACTCTGCATAATTGGAAATAGACATAGGAACCTTTCGTTCAACATACTATACCAAAAGCAAAAGCCCCCCGCCGAAGCAGGGGGCTAAAGCCTTATCTAACTAGAAACTAATTAGACGTTAGTTGCAATTGAGGATGAAGACTCAATGCGACGGAGGCTTGCCTCACGGAAGCGACCGTAGCCACCAAGCCAATACCAACCCAATGGCTGCAAACGCATGAGAAGGTCGGTCACGTTACCGCGAACAATCTTCGGCACTGCGCCGTTACCATCTTGTGCTGAGTATGCCTTAGCAAGAGCCTGACGACCCATGATGTGTGTGCAATACACGTCAACTGCACCAGTTGTGCTGGTACCGTTCGAAGCGTCAGTGAACACTTTGGCACGTGGTGTCTCAATGAAACGTACCGACTCAAACAAGCCGATTTCTCCATTGTAGATACCTTCTGGATTGACATAGTTTGCTGGGGTACGCCATGCGGCTGCGTCCGTTGCTGAACGGAAGTCGTATGAAACGTCTGGGTGGATGAAGCCGATGTAAGAACCGTTGAAGGTTGCTACGTTTGCTCCACGCAACTGTGCGACGGTCTTGCGAACGTCGTCAGCGGCAAGTACGTCATCAGCCGAAACTGATACACGGCTCGTTGGTGTTGAAGAACCACCTGTTGCGTATACCACGTTGGTTCCGCCTGCAAGCACTTCACGGACAACTTGGTCGATTGAATCGCCTGCGTTGTAACCGATGATGTTTGCTGCTGCTGAGTCAACATCCAAGAACGCTGTTCCGCGCAACTTGGCTGTGGTGACAACTGCGTTACCGTATTCGTTAAGAGTTACGGTTACTTGGCTGTCGGACAATGCTGTAGGAGTAACGTCGGTCACTTCGTTCAGTGTTGACGTTGCTGCTGCAATGTCGCTGAAAATTGTGAATGTGACGCCAGTTCCTGGCATTGCTTGCTGTACTGGTTGTACGTCTGCTGCCTGGTCGAACAAGAGTTCTGAACGCAACGCAAAATATGCGAGACGGTCAAATGCTACCTGGTCTACGGACAACGACGAGAGTTGGGTTTCGCCTGCCATGATTATTTTTCCTTTGTGTAGAAGTTGTTACGAATTTTGTAGTGCTATTCGTGCTTCTGCCAGGATTGAATCTACTTCTTGAGGGCTTCGTGCGTCGTTCAGCCTTCGAGTCCAGTCAACAGGTGGTTGCGTTGTTTGGGTTCCTGCCGCGACTTTTGCGGTTCGTTGCCAAGCGTTTGCTTCTTCTCTGGATGGTGTGGAATCTGGGGGACTAATCAGTTGCGCCTCAACAGCGGCTTCCCTAATGGCATCTGGGGAAAGTTCTCCGTCGTAGCCTTTAACAAAGTACTTTGACGCTGGTGCAGTGAGGTCGATGCCTGCTTTCACGAACGCTAGTTCTCGTTTTGCTACTTCAGATTCCGCTACCAACTTGCGTAGGTCGGCGGTTTCTTTCTCCAATTGTTTCATCCTTGCCCTAACAGGGTTTTGGTTTGATTCCATTTGGTCTTCGTTGTCGTAGTTGTCAATATCTGACATATGGCACTCTCGTTTCTGCCCACACCATGTCCGAGGTACGTGGTGGCTGCGGTTGATTGGTCACCCCATGTCGCCGTACGGTGCGGGGGATTCCCGTACAGGTTCCTACCGTTTAAGGTATCGTTTGTAACTATAACACAACTTACTTACTAATGCAGGTTATTGCCCTACGGTCGTAAGTCCGATGTTGGATTGTTGTGTTTGGGCGAATCCTCCGCCTGCTTCGAATCCTGCTTTGCGGCGGCGTTGAGTTTTGGCTACTCGTTGAGCGGCTGCAGCGTTTGTTCCTAATGACCCTGCTACTAGTTCTTCTTGGGTCAAGGCTTGTTCTCCTTGGAGTGGGCGGGTGAGTTCTTGTAGTTGGGATACTTGGGCGAAACCTGTTCGGGCTTCTTCTTGGGTTACGCCTTGTTGGACGAGTAGTTCTGCTGCTGGTGCTCCGAGGCTGATGCCTGCTTGTTGGCGGGCTTGTGAGGCTACTTCGGCTGCTCGGGCTGCTCTTAGCACTTGGTCTTTGGTTCGTGCTGGGTCTACGAAGAAAGCGGCAAGTGTGCCATCGTCTAGTCCGTATAGGGTTTTGAGTTCGTTGACTACTTTTGGGTCAGCGTTTTTGACTGCGGCATAGCCTTGGTCTACGCGGGCTTTGACTTCATCTGGTGAGATGTCGTTGGCTATGAAGTTGGAGAAGTCTTCTGGGGTGTTGTAGAAGTCTGCTGGCATACCTGCACCCGATAGCGTATTACGGTATGAGGATTCTAACTGTAGATATTGGCTTACCGAATAGGCGGGTTTATTGGCGGCACGTCGAGTTTCGTTTGCTGCAAAGCGTTCTCGGAAAGCAGCAGAATCACGCAACTGAATACCAATGTCATCCAGTGACGATGATGCTGTTAAACGTCGGTCAGCCAATGCGGTTTTAACATCAGCCAATAACTGCGGGTTATCCATTCCATAATACTTCAGGGTTGCTTGCAAAATATCTGAAGCGGTTTGTGTGTCGCTAGCAGTGGAATCAATTTGTGACATTAGATAATCCTTCCGAACGCTTGAACTAAGTTAGCAGCCAAACCTCTAGCCTCATCTTTAGCATTGTTGGTTTTTTCCCAACCGTATTTAGGGTCTGTACGTAACAACCTATCCCACTCACCAGTACTCATAACACGTTTCTTGCCTTCTTCACCAAAGTTTATGGCAACCTCATAATCGGCTGCAGACATGTCAAGAGTATTAGGGTCAACTTCCAACAATTGGGCTGCCGTGTTTTTGAAGTTCCCTGCCAAACTTTCTAACGACACACCTTGGTCGATAAGGTCAGCCAAATGTGGGTAACGTTTCTTAGCGATTTCTCGTTGCTGCCTTTGGAAATCTTCTCTGGTTATTCCACCAGTAAGAATAGATTGAACTGATGCTTGGTCTGCGCCTGCAGTATTAAAATATGCGCGGGCATCGTTAACAACATTCAGGTAGTCGGCTGATTTGGTTGCTCTAGCCAACGCTGTAGGGTTCACATATTTGCCATCGGCACCAGTCTTAAATACTTCTTTGTAGGTTTCTTGTTTCAAACGGTCACCTGTGTAACCCATGTTGATAGCGGTGTGAACAAACTGTGTGAAGTCTGTGCTGTCGAAACCTAGTTCTCCTACAACGTTTTTGATTTCACGTACTTTGCCAGAGGTGCTGAGTTCTCGGAAGAAGTCTGTGCCATCAAGTTTTGCTGCGAACGCTGATTGTTCTTCTACTGTGAGTGGGCGTGGTAGTGCGTATTCTTTGAGGATGGCAAATAGTTGTGGGTATTTGTTTCGGTCTAGGTCTGTTAGGTACCATGCTTTGGCAGGGTTGTTCTTTATGAACAGTTGTTCCCATGAGTTGTCTGTTGCGGCTGGTGCTGCTGCTTTTCCTTTTTCCGTTGGAGGCAATGCTTGATATTCGGTACGTAGTGTCTTGCGATTTGCTGGTGTGTCAGCCAAACCTTTTGCTTTTAGTTGTGCATCAACATATGTTTTCATCGCTGTGGGTGTGCCAGCAGTACCTTTAGGAGTAATACTTGTCGGGGTGTCGGTGGACTCAACAATAAGTTCTTGGGTTTCTTTGGGTACTATTCCCTCTGCTGTTAACCCTTCAGGACCGCGAACAGTAGTTGCAACTGGTTCTTGCCCAATAATTTCATAGGTTCTACCTGTCCCAGTTTGTCTGGCATTAACAGAACCAGACTCCATGGCAGTAATATCCGCCTGAATTTTTCCAGGCAAATCCAATGCGGTTTGATATTCCTGTTCGGATATTTCACCGTTGCCAAACTTTGTGCGAACAAAATTTAGCGAACTCTCTGCGTCTTTTTTTAATCTTTTAGCAGTATTGATAGCAAGTTTTGTTTGATTCTTTATATCGGACTGTGTTTTAGATTTAACACCTTTTGCTTCGTTTGCGGCATCAATACGCTTCTGTTCTTTAACAGCATCATCTTCTAGTAACGGGATAAGTTCGTCTCGAAGTTTTGTAAGTGAATACTTGACACCCTTATACGTATAGACTTCTCCGTTGGCTAAAGCCTTTTTTGCTTTTTCAAGTTCTTTTTCTTGTGGTGTCATTATGCAAGTCCTTTAACTTTCTTATCCAAAATGTCAAACAACGAAGCAGCACTAGTAGCCTGCGCTTCAGGACCAAACTGTTGAGAAGCATACGCCTCAGCAGCAACACCAATGTTCGGTGCCTGCGCCCCACCAAAGGCTTCAGTTGATTTCTGTTTGAAAGCCATCTGACGGAACGCAGCCTTCTCTTCAGGGGTTGCATCACGTGCCATGAACTGTCTGAACACTGTGTCCACTGCAGAATCTAAATCTTGTTTAGCGTCAGGTCGAACAGTCCTACCAAGACCACCAGTTGGTGAATAATCTGATTGGAACAATGTCCGTGCCACTTTGGTGGTGACACCCGCATAGTTGGCGTAACGCAAAAATGATTGCATTGCTGTAATGTCTGCTGATTCAAACATTCCCGTTGGACGAAAGTTCTTTGGATACAATCCTCGCGATGCAAATGTTTGTTGTAATGCGATGCGGTCATTTGTGCCAAGTCTTGCTAGTTCGCTATATGCTTCTTTGGCTGGGTCGTACTGTCCACGGACAATGACACCGCGTTCGTCTACGAGGTTTTGCCCAACATATCCAAATGATGCTGGGGCAACAGTTTCTCGGATACGTGCAGACGTTGCTTCTTTGGCTGAGATTGGGGTGGTGGAAACAATGTCACCTGGCAGTGGTGTAAACCCTTCCATTTCTGCGCCGATAGCCTGACGTACACCAAGTTTTACATCGGGTGCAAGACCACCAGACGATGCGCCAAGCGCAGACGGTGCCACCAACGAAGGTGTGGTTGATGTTTCTTCGCCTGTTACTGGGTCTATAGCCATTACTAATCTACCTCTCCTGCGAGTTTATCTTCAAAGATGCGGGCGAACTCAGGGTTTTGCTGAACAAGCGTTGCTGCAATACTACTCAACCAGTCCTTCAAAGGTTGTGCACGAACAGAATCCAATGAACTTAACCCTGCTTCAGCGGCTTTTTGTAGTGCTTCATCGCGGGCATCCAAGTACTGTGCAACTGATTGTGCTGTTGCATTGTCAGAAACACGGTTATCAGATACCAGGCTTCGCAGTTCTTTCGTGAAGGCATCTAGTTCGCCAGGGTTGAATTGGGCTTTGGCTGGGAAACCTGGGTATTCTTTGTTAAGGGATGAACGCCATTGTGATAGCCAGTCACGTTGCTCAGATGAAATGGTGTCTCCTAGTTGGTTTCGTCTTTCACGATAGATTGATGAACCAATCTTGTATTGGGCTGCTGCAACCATCTCTGGTGCTGTGAGTCGTCGACGGTTTTTGTTGTTAAGTTGACGGTTCCAAGTTTGGAAACTGAACCCATCGCCACCAGGGGCTAGGTATCCTGCTGTGTTTCCGTATTCGTTGAACAGGTCACTGTTGCTTCGTTGCCATCCATCGAATTGTTTGGTTGGTTCTAGACCGCCTTTAACTGGTTCGGTTTTGTGTCCAAGGTAGATGAAGGCATCTTCACCAAACTTTTTGATGAACTCATCAACTGCTGTATCACGGTTGTTTTCTTGGAGTTTATAAAACTCTTGTGACAAAGCGGAAGCGGTGATGTCACCACCATCTGTTTCCAAACGGAAGTCAATACGTGGCGAGGTAGGACCAGTGAACTGAAATAGGGCACGTAAACCTGCCATCACTCTTGCTTTACGTTTCGCATCCGAATACATTTTTGCTACTTCGTTCGGGTCTTGCATATTGTATTCGCCAGTTTGTATCAAGAAACGTACTGTTTCTGCGTAGGTGCTACCAAAGATTGTTGCCATGTTTGTTGTGTCACCCTTAATGGCTTCGATTCCACGGGCAGCCCACTGTGGTGCCAACGATTTCAAACCAACATCACCGTACGGCAAAACAAGATTGCGTACAAAGTCCAATCTTGGTGTATCTGGCAACAGTTCCGATGCAGCAATTTGCACTACAGGACCGCCACCAGGTAGGTTTAAAACTTGGAAAGCACCCTTGATTGGGAACGCCAGTAAGGAACCAGCCCATCCACCAGCAGGGAAGTTGAACACGTTTTTGCCATCTGTTGAATCTTTGGAAAACCAACCTGATAGTGCGTTGTCAGGGTTGTCTGAATCGTAGTTTGCTGCGTTCAAAGCCAACTGTGTTTTACGTACTCTTGATGGGTCTTCAATCAGGTATGACGAGTATTGTCCAAGGGTTTCACGGAACGCTGTAGCAAATGGCATGACCACTCGCAGCATGTCTTCAAGGTTGGTTTTTTCTTGGGCGTTGTACAAGATTTTTTTAAGGTCATAGACAGCCATTGATGAAGCAAATTGTTCTAGTTCTTCGATAGTTCCGTCGCCTGTGGATACTTTGCCAAAGATTTTGTTGTAAATGTTTTTGTTGCCAACATATTTTTCTACAGTCATTGACCCACTTTTGCCTTCATCAATTAGGTCAGCGTTCAAATCGTTAACATATTTTATAATGTTTTGTTGCAAACGGGTTTGTTCGCTTGGTGATAGAAGAACTGCTTTGTCTGCAACTTCACGGTAAAACGCTTGGCGGTAAAGTGGTGAACGTTCCAGTTTTTGTGTTGCTTTGCCAACAAGTTTTGTAAAAAACCAGTCAACACCGCTATCCAATGATTTGCTTAGACGGTCAAGTTTTTGTGTTTTGCCTTGCACAATGCGGTTAGCAACTTTTACTTTCTGTGCAAGTTTTCCTTGGTTGCCTTTTAGGTCTACCATTTCTCGCAAACTTTGACTACCGAACAAACCTGGGTCATTGGTTTTAACCGTAAACGCTTCACCTGGCGCAACAGGCTGGATGACTGCGTGAGGTTGAGTTATTGTGGTTCCTGGGTTGAATGGGTCTGGAACAACATAGTTATCTACACGAATAATAATTCCTTCACCGCCTGCATCAAGTTTTACCAATCCGCCAACACCTGTAGTTGTTGAATCTCCAGCGTAGACAACGGTATCTAGTCTTATTGGGTCCATTCTTGGTTCAAACTGAACATCAGATGTAAGTCCGCCACCTGGGGTTGCGGTTGGGCGTGTTGTTGGGATGCCACGCTCATCGAGGATTGTTTGGATTCTTGGGACACGGTTGTGCGCTATTACAAAACGTAATTCTTCGTCATTACGGATAATTGTTTGTATTTTTGCGCTTGCCGCATTGTCAACCCAAGAAGCAATTAGGTTTGTATCGTCAATGTTGGAAATTTTTATAAACTGTGTTCTGCCAGTTGCTGGGTCTGCAATACGAACACCGTTTTTGAAGTATGCAACAATCGACTTTGCAGCCTCCTTGCCTTCAGTGGATGTTTCCAACCAATCAACAATTGCTGCTGTGCGTTCAGTTTTTGGAAGATTCCATATTTCTGCAACTCTACGCAAAATAGGGTCGTTGTAAATTTGACCTAAGTTGTCAACGTATCCAGTTGTGTGACCTTCTGCGTCCAACCCTCTGTCAATAAGCGAAAAGTTTTCGGTTCGTAACATGCGCTCATTGGCGGCAAGAGGGTCAATGGCTTGTGTTTGATATAACGTTTTGCTTGTTGAATCTTGAAAATCATTCAAAACTTTTGTAAGCGCACCGCCAACATCATCTAATGAGTCTTCAAATGTAATCGCTTTTCCTTCAAGGTTGCCTGTGAGTGGACCAACATAGCGGCTTCCCATAACTGTTTGAATAAAATGGAATGGGTGTGTAAAAAAGTTTTCGTAGCCACGAGCACCAATGCGAATTTGTGAGTCAATCATGTTTCTGACCACATAACCGCCTGTGGCTAAGACCATTGGTTTCCATATTTCTGTTTGGAGTTGTTCGGCAATTGCTGGAATTAGGCGTTGGTCACCAGTTTTTGCGTTAGTCAAAGCAAACTTGGTTATTTTGTTTCCTGTTAATGCGCGAAGTTTTCTGTAGTCTGGCATTACATATACGTTCTCTGCTAGTTCCACAAGTGCTGTTGGTCCTTGGATTCGCAGTTGGTCAAGTTCATCTGGACCGAAACGTGATAACTCTTTATCGGATAACCCAAGTTGACGCAAATGTTGTAGCAAACCACCGTCATCTAGGTTGCCCATTTCGTCGGCACCGAACACACGAATTTTGGCAAGTTCTTCTTTAATTCTGCGTGTTGCTTCTCTGGCAATGTTTACGTCACCACCAGATTGTTCGGTAATAATTTCAATAAACTTGGCATAAATGTTTTCTGCGGCAACTTTTCGTTCTGCAGCGTTTTCTACAGACAGGCTTGACATTGCCTCACCAACAAAATTGTCAAATGTTTCTGGTAGTGCAGTATGAATTTTAAGTCCACGTAAAAAGTTTGCCATGTTTGTCACAGCCTTAGACCGCTCCAAACCAGTACCAAAGTTCAATACGTTTTCTGTAGGAATATCTGTGTACCATCTGCTGTTGCGAATGGTTCGATACAGTGGGATTCGTTCACGGATAACTTCACGGGCAGCAGCGGTTGCGCCAACTCCTGCAACGTCACCAATTTGTCGTGGCAACATCACATCTTCAACGTTTGCTGATAGTCGTGCAGCAGCCTCACCAATGATTGCTTTAACCTTTAGGGGGGTGTCTGCGTCTGCCAGTCGTGCTGCGGTTGCAGGGTCGATGGTTCCCTTGAAGTCTTCCATGATTTGAAATGCTGCTTTGCCGCGTAACGCTGCTGCTGCTGTTCCAGTAAGTTTTCGTGCAGCAATTTGTGTGGTTGCTTCTTCACCAAAGCCTGCGATACGGGCAGCCATTCTGACTGCTTTGTTGTTTCGTTCAAACCACGAAAAGTAATCGGAGTTTCTAAATGAGATTGCTTCAGCGGAATCTAAACCTATTTCGCCTTTAGCAATTTTTGATGCGGCAATTGCGGCTTCTCCTGTTAGTGCAGGGATTTTGTCTGTTTGTACCAGACCACGGTCAACAAGTTGTTTTGCTAATCCTTGAGATATTTTGCGGGTGCCAACTAAACCCTTAACAGTGTCGTCTAGGTATTCACCTGTTTTGGCTAGTTTGAACGCTTGACCTGCGTACAGTGTTGGGTCAGCAAAAATGCTTACAGCGGCATCAAAGAACCCTGAAAGCAGTGAGTACTCTTTGGTTCCTGGTGTAAATAGAACATCTGCTGCACCGCGCCCAACAGTCCAAGCATGGTTGTTGATTGTTCCACGGAAGTCTCGGGCTTTTTGTGCTTGGGTTTCGGCGGCTTTGCCACCAAGAAAAAATCCGCTGCCTGTGTCTTGACCTGAAGCCATCGCACCTAATGCTGTTGAAGCAAACCAACCGTCAACACCTGCAGGGTTATTGCCTGAAAATGCTTGTGATGCAACGTTTTGTACTATGTCTGGAGTGAATTGTAATGCTGCGAAACCCCATCGTGTTGCTGCTTTGGCTGGGTCGTAAATAGTTTTTTCAAACCAGTTACGGTCATCAGGTTTGTTAGGTGTGTTTGTTTGAACATACTTTTTGCTGGCAACACCTGATATTGCTTCTTGTGCCTGTGGCGAAAGAGTCGGGTTCTTTGCCATGTCTAAAATGACACGTGCTGGAATCCACGGAGATTTTTTGTAGATTTGACTTGCTGCTAATGCTTGTTGTGGTGTGATTGTTTTAGCGATTTTGTTTTGTGCGTCAATGTTCCCTTGCGCGTCTTTGTCATTATTTTCCTCGTCTACGGAATCGAAGACGTTAAAGAATCCAGCCATTAGTAGCCTTCGCGCAAATAGGAATCCAACATGTCTGCAAGTTCATCACTTGGGTAAGTTGCGTATAGTGCACGTAGTTCGTCAAGGATTGGGTCGCTGTTGCGTGGTCCAATGTATGCGTTTCCTTGTGACATGCGTCCTGGTCCGAATGGTGCGCCAGCAGTTACAGGTTCGTTAGGGCGTTCTGTTGGTCGGTCCAATGGTCCAAGTTGACCTGGTGCTGTGTATGAAGTTGATGCACCTTGTGCTGGTGGTGCTGGTGCTGGTGGTGCGCCCATTGGTACTGCGCGTTGTGCAGCCATTTGTGCGCCTGCTTCACCGTATGTTTGTCCTGGTACCGCTGATGGTGCCATGTTCAAATCTGTGCGTTGTCCGTATGCTGCCATTTATAGTCTCCCTCCTAAACTGAGTACCGCTCCAGGTGTTCCTGGTTGTGCCATTGCGCCTGCTGGTGGTCCACCAAGTTGTGCTAACAATCCTTCCACACCGCCTGGACCTTGTGGTGCTGCAGGTTGTTCTGCACCCATACCTGGCATTGCTAATCCTGGCATTGTTTCTGGTGCGCCTTGTGGTGCCATCGCTGCTTGACGTTCTTGTGCGCGTTGCTGAGTTTTTTGTACAGCCTGATACAAACTCATGTTCTTTTCCACTGTGAGCATCGTTAGGTATGCAAGGTCATCTGGTTGGTATGGTCCGTTAGGGTCAGCAGCCTGTGCTTGGATACTTGACAGCAATGCTGCTTCTACTGATTCGGATGTGATGCGGTCTTTTTCTAGTTCAGGGTCGGTAATCAACGGGTCGGATTCACGTGCAGATTCTTTCGACATCAAACCTGTACCCAGTCTTTGACCTAAACCTACGATAAGACCGTTAACATCGGAACCTGATGATGGGTATGTGACGTAATGGAAGTCTGTTTCGAATACTTTGTTTGGCACATAGTTGGTCATGCCACCTGATGCGCGTCCTTGTAGGAAAAACGATTTCTTTTGATTGCCCCAGTAGGCTAGTTCGATAGCAATAGCAATCTTGTCTTCTTCGTAGAGTGCTTGTTCAAATACTGCTTGGGCTTCTTGTACACGGAAGTCAATTGTGGATGACAGCACGTTTTCGCCGCGACGACCAGTTCGTATGTTGGTGCCTGATTCGCCACCGAACTCTGCAGGGATAGCACCTTCTAAACGCTCTTGGCGTTCAAGACGGTCTAATGCTGTATCTGTTTTGTAACCTGGGTTTGTTTGCAACTGTTGAATGTCGCCACCCTTAACTACACCTAACTGCCCTGTTTTTCCGTCAGCCATCTGGATGATTTCAGGGTTCTCGCCAGCACGTGCTACAAGGTATTCGTCTGGGAAGATGCCACGTTCGATAGCGATTTCCGTGAGTGCTTGTAAACGTGCGCGCGTGAAATACATTCCAAGCACACCGTCATACTGTCCCTTTGGGGTATCCAATGAGATACGACTTGGGATAACTGACAGTGGCATACCTGTACGGTTCGGCATGCGTTCTAGTTCAAGTGTTTCTAATCCTGCTCGTTCTGGTGGTGTCATTCCTTCTGCAACTGGCGCACCCATAACACACAAAACAATTTCTGTATCGTCACAGTATTCAAGAATGGTGAAACGTGAGTCTGGTGTCACACGTCCCATGCGAAGTTTGCCAACAACTTGTGGACCGTAATTGTCGATAAGCCATTGAGCGGTTTTTGTGTACGTAAAAATTGTGTCATCTGGGACTAGGTTGTCTGGGTCTTCGTGTGGTGCAGCGTAGGTGTCGAGCGGGTTGCGAATAGACCAGGTTGGTGTGAGCGTTTTGAAATCTGGGCGTAGATACACAGGGCTGGATGAGTATGCGAGGAAGTGTCTTGCACGTCGACGCATTTTAAGTCCCATTTTGTTTTTGTCCCAGTATGACAAAATAATTTTTTTGCGAAGGCGTGCTTGTTCTTGTGAGTCTGGATTGTTTTGTTTGATTGGTGGGAAGAATGGCATCGGCATGGTTGATGCGATACGCATAGAGGTTTGGTCTAAGCCTTGTACGAGTAGGTTTGCTACGTTGGTTCGTGCGTTGCGGTCAAGTTCCGATAACGGTATTACGATGTCGCCATTTGCTAAGTCTCTTACTTCGCGCATACGGCGCAGGATGGGTCCTTGCGCTTCGCGGCGAGCGTTGTAGAGGGCTACGATTTGTTCAACTGATTGCACTGTTTGTAGTTCTCCTACAGTAGATGGCTATGCCAACAATACTATACTTAATTGCCACTCAGCATCCATGAGGGTCGCCATTGTCGTGGTGGAAGTTTTATGCCGCCGACTGTTGGGAAGTGTAGTTCTGCAAACCAGTTTGCCATTACAAGGTCGGTACCATTTTTTTTGTCGGGCGACCATTTGGTGAGTTCGTCTACAAGTGCAAGAGTTTTCCAGTTGCCGCGCATGGTTGGTAGACGTACTGCTCCTGAACGGTAGAGGGGTGGGAGTAGTGCTTCGATACCAAGTTTTTCGTCAAATTTGTTTCGGTGTGTGGTGTGGGGGATAATGTTTACCATTTGTCGTGATTGCCATTTGCGAACAAAGTCGTGGGCTAGTAGGAATCGTTGGGCGGCGTTGACCTCAACCACGATGTGTGATACAGGGTAGCCGTAACTGAACGCACGATTAGTCCAATCCTCTAACAGTCCAGAGTATTCCCCTGTCGACGTGTCATATCCTAAGAGTTCTTCGGCAGTCAGTTTGATTCGTTCGACATCTATCAAATATCTGAGGTTTGTTGCAGGTTGATACAGCCACCATTGGATGCCCCAGAATTGTGATGGGGATGGGTCAACAGAAATTAGTGAAATGACTGGAGGGGTGAGTCCTTCGGGGACTTGACCTGGTAAACGGTCATTATCTATGCAGCCCTGGTAGAGAACACCGTCGGGTCCTACCCCACCTGTTATCCACACACGTGAGATTAGGTTGGTGTCGTCTGCGTCGTCTTCTTGTTGGTATACAACTTTGAATGTGCGCGGGTTTGAGTACCTGATATATGACAAATCTTTCCAACCGAGACGTTGCGGGTCCAGTAATGGTCCTTCAGGGTACGGTTTGGCATCATATCGACGTGATTTAGGACCGTCATCTAGTTCAGGGTAATAAGATTTGTACACAATGTGCTTGTATTTAGAGGATTTAACTGGTTCTGTGGCAGCGAAAGACTCTGGTGTGGTCATGTCTGACCCGTCATAATCATCATCGTCGATGTCATACGTGATTTTGTTGAGGCAATGAGCATACAAATCGCCTGAACCTAGTCTTTGTCCTACAACAGCGAGTAATCCTGCTGGGTCTACACGGGCTTCGGCTACTTGGTCCCAGCGTTCCAACAGTTTGTCACGAGTGTTGCCCTCGCGAGCATTATCTACAGAGGCTACGTCGTCGAAAAGGCAGAGGTCTGCACGGTGTCCGATGTATTCTGAGTCGATACCGTATGCACGTACGGTTGGTTCTTTGTTATCTAGTCCGTTGCCGTCTAGTTGTTCTACAACGAATTCTTCTGCACGCCATAGTGCACCTTTGTCGGATGGTTTGAAACGACCGTAGTCCACAGACAGACACCCTTGAGCATCAACTGCCAGTCCCTTCTTTACAATTTCTGGGTCTGGGTGGATTGGTTGTTGGCGTTCTAAGGTTTCGCGGATTCGGCGGGAGTATTGTTTTGCCATTGCTTGGGAGATGGAACCAATCATCACACGGATGGCACGGTTACGGACAATAGACCAGACTGCAACGTCGTGGAAGAGGGTTGATTTGCCTGCTCCTGGTGGAACGTTAAGTACAACAAATTCTTTTTCAGGGTTTTCTAGCATTGTGACTAATGCCACTGCTGCTTCTACTTGCCATGGTGAAGGGACTCTACCTAAATAATGTTTTCTAAAGAAGTCAAAGTCGTGTAAGCCGCGTAGGGCTTCGTCGCAGAGACGGTTGTGGGGGATGGCAGGTAGCAGGTTGTTTGACTCATCAAGGTCTTGTTCGTATTGGCGGTATTGTGCGCCGCCTTCACGTGATTTGGTTTTGGTGACTGCGAGTACTGCTGCGTCTAGTTTGGCTTTGGCTGCTTTGGATTGGGCTAACCAGCGTGAACCTGTGTTGATGTGTACACCTGAGATGCGTGACGCTTCGGTTATTGATGAGCCTGCTGCTATGGCTGCGAAGAATCTTTGTTTGTCTTCGGGGTTGACTTTACGTTTGGTTCCCATACAGGGACAACCTTATACGACTGAAGGGTTGTTTTTGTTGTACTTCTTAGATGCTCGTTCTCTCAACAATTTTGCAATAGCCTTTTCTCTGGTTGAATCACGCAAAGGTGCACCCGCAAGTTTAAGTTCTTTTGCCAATTGGTTTTTGAAATCGCCGCCAGCAACAGGAACCTTTGCAACAATTTTTGCTGGGCTTTGAGAAAGAACCCAAGGAGGATTTTTAGGGTCAAGAGGGTTCCCTTTTGCCGCCATTTGGTTAACTAAACCAGCATTGCTTTCTTGATACTCCAAGTTTTTCAAACTCTTTTTAGGAAACTTCGCGATGATTGCCCCACCTTTTGGACCTGTGTACTGCTTGACGCTTCCTTCGAGGTAGTCGGCGCTGCCGCTTCCTTTAAATTGTGGGTTGTAACCGAACACAACTTTTTCGGTTGGGGAACCAGGGCTTCCTGCTTTTGGCATCAACTTGTTGCCAACCAATTTTTCAAAATCTGGTGTTCCATGAACAAGAACTTTTTGACCTGTGACTTTGTTGCTGATTCGGGCTGGTAGACCAGTGCTAACCACGGCACCAACGCCTTTTTGTAGGGCTTTCCCTGTGCCGTAACTGATGGCTTCGGATGCTATTTGTAGTCCAGCAATTTTTGCTTGTTCTGTTACTGCTGCTTTGTAACCTTTGTTTTGGTAGGTTGCTGCACCTTTTGCTGCGGTTTGGGCGGCTATACCTAACGGTGTTGATTTGACTACGTTGAGCAGGTTGTTTGCTGCACGTTGCGGGGTGTTGAGTACAACTTTTTTGAAATCTGCAAGGTTGGAACCAGAAGTATCAGCCATTGCTTTTGCGGCGACAGGTTTACGTGCTTGGTTTTCTTTTTGTTTCGGGTCTTTTTTTGTTGCCATGTTGCAAGAATAGCAGACATGTGGTATTGTCATTGCACACCTGTCGGGAGACAGCAAACGAGCAAGTCCCACCCTAGATGAATAGGATTGGGCAACCAAGGGTTGTGCACCGTTTGCGTGGTGTGGGGCTTATCCACGGGAACGTGGTTCGACCCCTATGCTTTGATGTGGGGGAGCAGCGTAAACAACGTCATATGTTTGATATTTTGGTGTCGGCTAAAAGAGTTTGGCTACGGCGACCTGTCCTTCGGGGCGAACTGTGGGGGGAGCATTACTGTGTTTTAGGTTTTGTTACTTTGTGCGTTAATGAACTGGCGCGTCGCATACGCGACTTGCCCTCAATTGATACGGGTCACCCAGTCTGAACATTTTTATCCTCTGCGGAAAAACATAAACGATGCTCTAAAAAGAAGTGGGTCGAACTTGAACTGTAAGACAGCCCAACCTGCTCCTTCCAAGGCATGGGTCAAACTCGAAACGTATCACGCCACACCCGACAGAACAACACCCGCAAAAAGAGTGAAAACATCCCGCGACGATATACATATGGTATACCCTCCCTAGCCGCGGCAGACACCCAGTCGCGCCCACAAGTTACCGTCAAGTAACCTACCTGCAAGTAACTTTCCTGCCGACAAACTACCTGCAAGTAACCTACCGCACAGTAATATAGGTAGCCTTCCCAAAACAAATTGCATAGCCACTGCAAATAGTTTATATCGGCGAGGGTCGCCTACTGTCTATCTCTTGTTGTGATGTGTTGGTCTCTTGTATCTGTGTTGGTGATGGGCTACCGTTGTCTAAGTGTGTGACGCATGTCACATAAATAATACTTGCTATTTGTATTACGCTTGGATATAGTTGTATCAGTAGGGAATAAGCCTTACTACAAGGGACAGGGGACAAGATGACACGCAAGCATTACAGGGAAATAGCCGAGGCTATCAAAATTATCCGCGAGGATTGCGTAGGCGAGGGTAAAGGCGCGTTAGCAGATGTAGCAGAAGAATTAGCCAAGATTATGAAGAGAGATAACGCCAATTTCAAGCGTGACCTATTTCTAGAGGCTTGCGGATTAGAGTCCTAGATTATTCCCCTAGCGCCTTGGGCGTGGCTCTTCAATGAGCACTAGGGACAATGCGAAAGCAGACAACATCCAACTACAGAACGGGGAAAGAATGGACGCAAGCAAACTAAACGATGCACAGATTGACTATATCTGCACAGAGTTTTTAATCCCACAACTAATCAGAGCGCAAGCAATGAACGACAAGAGCGAGCCAAACTCAATCTATGGCGTGACATCTGCCCGAGAAATACAAAAACTATCGGACATATTTATTTCAACAGGATATTGGAAAGAACGGGGCAACCAATGAAAATTGAATATGCGATACATCACATAGGGACACCCAAACTAGCGTTTAGAAATCACCCGTCATATTGGGAGAGTTTATGGTGGAATAATTCGGACGGTTGGGGACACAAAACAACAGCAGACTACTTTACAGCCGAAGAACAGCAAACACTCAACCTACCTCTAGACGGAGAATGGCAAGAAATTTACATAGAGAGTTAGCAGGTAGGTTCTCCCTAGCCCGATACAGTCGGCAGAGTGTCACGCACTCACTAGGGAACGATGCAAAAGCAGAATAAGAAACGAAAGGGAAACTATGGACGAAAGAACGATGCACGAAAGAAAAGAAGGCGAGACGGACCGAGAATGGGGCAACAGATTAACCTTATTGCACGGTCAAGCAGAGAAAACTAAGTTTGAGTTGCGATATTTAATTGAAGAACTAGAGAGAGCAGAGGAGCAACTAGACCGATTTTTAGAAGGAGAAGGGAAAGGGAGCATACCGAGCACTCAAACTGGTTTTCTTCGGTATCACCAATTCACATCGGAAGTAATCAAAACAGAATACTTGGCAAGAGTACAGGACTTTTATTCATTAACAAGAAGGGACCACGAAACATCATGGGTGAAATAGTAATTATGGGCATAGGTTTTGACCGTCCAACGGTGACATTACCAATGACCGCAACAAAAGAGGAAATTGTCGGGGCGATAGTTGCCACAACACAAGAAGAAGAAACGGAAACGGGGAAATAATGGAAAATATCATCTACTTTATTCGGGACAATTCAGCCGAAGTCTCGGTGCTATGCGCAATGGCTATCGGGTTCATATGTTTTCATATGGGGAGAGCGCTCGGCAGACAAGAGGGGGGCAACTAATGAACACAGAAGCAACGAGCAGATACGAAACCGAACTAGACAACTTGAAGCGAGACTTGCAACGGTTGATGAAAGAAGTAGAGACAGTCATAGAACAGGTGGACAGAGAAGACCTAGATTACGCATGGGCTAGGGGCTATGACCACATGATGGACAAAGCAGGGCAAGCAGTAGAGCAACTGAAAAAAGTACGGAGACTAGACCGCGAAGTCCAAGAAGAACGAGAAGAAGCGAAAGCAGGCAACTAATGGCTACCGCACAAGAATTGGCACAGAACATAGGCAAGACAGCACTACTACAGGTGGCAGGGTCGGCATTATGTTTTGAGGTGGAGATAGTGGATGCCCGACAGCGTTACGGTAATTTAGATTACAAGGTGAAGCCCGTTATGGGTGAGGGTGAAGCGTGGCATCAAGCGGACGGGATGAAAGTTACCAACGGGTAACAAGTAAGTCGGGTGACTGGCAGACATCGGGGTTCAAGTCCCCGACACCCACGATGAAAAGATAATCCTTGACATCTCATAGTATTCGTACTACGGTTAGACATATCACATCAACGAAGGGAACCAGCAATGGAAAGAACAACGGAAAGACAACTAGAGCAACTAGTGAAGATGATTACCGAAGAGTTTAGGTGGGCAAACTTGTTGCCAGCAGAGACAAAGGTAGTGCTTGACAAAGGTAGCAAAACATACGGACGGGCATACCGTCTCTATACCACAGGCTATGAAGGTAACTCGGGATACTCGGACAAGCCACTACATCTCGGTGACGGTTACTTGGGTATGACGAAGAGCGAAGCGTATCTATCGTTGCGAGCAATACTACGCACATTAGAAGCAGTCAGGGGGGCTAAGTAATGGCACGGGCAAAGCAACTAAACATCAACGCGATATTGAAAGCGTATGAAGCGGAAGCGAAACGCGCAGACCGTAACGCTAAAGCGACACGGGGCGACCCGTTAGAGCAGTACTGGCTAGCACACGCTTGTCAGGTCAGACAGTACAAACAACAAGCAGAAAGGGTACAAGCATGAAGCAAGAAACAGACCCAAGCCAACGCTCCTACAGTTGGGGCGAAATGGCTGACCTAACACACGAAACACAGGTTGCGATATTCAACTGGTGTGGGTGTGAAGACAACGAAGGTAATGAGAACCCATATTCAGACTGTCCAACAGGAGATGGGGTAATCGGTATCGCATTAGACGCAGGTGGTTTAGTTTGTTTGCAATGCGCTAACGAACCAAGAAACAAAGGAGCATCATCACAGCCATCATACGAAGAGGGATACCCCGATGGCTATACCTGTGCTGAATGTGGTGACGAATGGTATCCGCTCGGCTACATCAAGGGAGAAGAAGAATGAACAAGTACTCGGTATCGGTTTGGAACCTAGAAAAGATACACGCTAAGTCAGAAGCGCAAGCAGTAGCCCGAATGAAACAAGAGTTCTACGGCGACTGGTACACCGCAAGAGACTTTGAGTTTGATGATGTTGAACTAGTTGAAGAGGGACTGCACGAGGACTGTTGGAAAGCGTGGAACCTATACAAAGATGATGCGCTGACCGAGCAGTTTGTTAGGTGCGAAAGCACAGAGGAGTTTGGTGATGAGGACGAGGAGTTCTTGGTCACGATTATCGGCACAGTTTTTGTTGAAGCAGAGAACGAAGACGAAGCCGAGGATGTAGCAAGAGATGTGTTTGAGTACATGAACAAAGATGAGTTTGAGATACATACTTCAATATAAAACAAACAACAACAAACAAAGGAGAACAGCAATGAAAGCAAAACAAGCGATTGAAATGTTGAGTCGGTATTCCCCCGAACAGGAAGTTTGTATTCTTTGGTGGGACAAACCACAGTTTGAAAACTATGACGGGTTGGAACTCACCGATGCTGGCTGGGAAAAAATATGTAAAGAGTTTGACGAGTGGGAGAATGCTGGCAACGATGTAAACCAGTGGATTATGGATGCTGGGTTAGATTACGCAGAATTAAAAGAAGGGAAAAGCAATGAATTGTAAAAACTGTGAGCATGAACTAACAGCAGTTGCAGAGATGGACGAGTATGAACTTTGCCATCACTGTTACTGCAAAATAATGGATACAACAAACAACAACAAAGGAGAACAGCAATGACAACAGAAACTATCAGAGCAGAAATCGTACGCCAGTTTGAGGACTTGAGGTTCTTACTGTCGGACGGTATTAGGACAGGAGAGTTAGCACCAATGGAAACTATCGCGATGCTTGAGCAACTAAATCAGGCGCAGTGGTTGATTGAGCAGGGTATGAAACAGGCGGTAGCCCAATGACCACGACAACAGAAACAGAGTGGTGTGTCAGGTTCGTAGGTAGTTACTTCAGTCTCATCACAAATGTTATGGCAGAGAACGAAGAACAAGCAGAAGCAAATGCGATAGCCCAACTACTAGACCAACACGGGCTAGACATGGAAACCGCAGGGGCTTTTGATGTTGAAGCGTTTGATGTTGAGAACGGAGAGAACTCATGAACTACGCATTAGTAATCATATGGTTCGCAGTGGGGTACACGGTAGCAACAAGACAGTATCTAAAAAAGATTGAGCGTGAGCAGGCTATCCGTGACCGTTACAAATGGCAACTAGGAAAGAGAGCAACAACACCCGAAGCGTACAGGGAAACTGCCCAATCATATTTCAAGTTGCCCTATGACCAACGTGGAGATGCCAATGGAAACTAGCAACGACATCATCGACGACTTCATCAACACATGGATAACAAACGAACCTACAGCACGCGAAGTAGTAGAGGTGCTACGCAAGCGTTGGGGTTGGACTGTCTTAATACATGAACTCAACGAATACGAAAACAGTTGAGAACACCAGCCAGTCGTTACCGCTACTGGAACTGGCAACGACAAGACACCAAAAAACAGCAGGCATTACAACACACCCCCCGATACCTGTACGTAGTAGTCCGACTAGTAGTAGGCAAAGAGTACGGGTGGTGGCGTGGCACAGAACGCAAACACGCTTTCACCCGCGACATCAATAAAGCCTGCAAGTTCCGTACCGCCGAATGTGCCCAAACAACAGCCGACAACAGCCTGCTCTACAAACTGGCAGATTACAAGGTGAGCAAAATAAACAAAACCATGTTAGACTAAGACCTGAACTGCCCCATTCCGCAAAGGTTTCCCCTTCCCTAGCGTTGAGTGGGGCTTTTCAATATCCCGAACGCAACACCGAACGCTCGGCAGGGGTCTTGCCACCCCACACACCGTACCTACGTTGCTCAAACTCTTCTGCTTCCATAGCAAACGCAAGACATTGCTTCTTCACAGCGCAACCTTTACACACTGCTTGTGCATCAACGAAAATACCTTTGGTCGAAATACCTGTAGGTGTGTCAGGAAAAAAGATGTTGCCATCCATACCTTTGCACACCGCATCATCAAACCATCCTAAATACTTTAATGCTGTCATCGGTTTAGTTCCCTTTCAATAGAAGCCATGTCACCCTTCAACTGGCTTATCAACTCTTGTAACTGCTGTACTTGCTTTCTTAAGTCAGCAATAATTTCTTCAGTCGTCTTCGTCTTCCTCATATTTGCCACACTGTATCTCCCTTGTTATCAGTTCACCAACACACGGACACGGAGAAGGTTTCCCACTGTCACGCATTGGTTTCCATCACATCATAGTTCGCGTCAGACATTTTTAATAATCGTCCAGTCTTCTCCAACGCAATCCACGAAGGCGCATCAGGGTCACAACCACAGCCGACCAGTCTTTGCTTATCTAGTTTCACCGTGAACCCACATTTGTTGCAACGCAACTTAGTTATTTGTTCCACAGTTTTTCTTTCACCATAGCCAAACACCCGATGTACCCTGCCGTGTCCACAATGGTGTCATGTGACCATCTGCCTGCTTCCAATGCTGTCCTAAGACGTGACAACTTCACACTCACCATAAACAAGATGGCTTGCTCAACAGTTAAAGACACACCTGTCAGCCCCTCAAAAATGTCGCGGGTCTGCGTATAATCCTCTAACGGGTGAGCGTACTCATCATGTCTGTCACCTGTAATCAAATCGTATGCTTCGGTTAGTACCTCTGCACCATCAGTTGAATTCTCCACGAAACGGATTCCTCATTTCTATAATCGAAAAACTGTTTGCTTCTATTGCTTCCTTCATCTCTTTAGATTCATAGCATCGCATGATATGGATGCAAGGGTCTGAACCTTCCTCAAAATCCACTTCCTCAGTGAGAGACATCGGGATACCGTCATGTGTATGGCATACAGGCGGAGAAACAAACCCCGCCCGCATACCAATCTCTAACCACTGCTCGAAATCAAGCATCATAATATCCATTAGAATGAATCATTCCCAAGAAACGGCACCGCACCAAACTTTTCTGTAACCATCGCAAGGTTACGTTCAGTCTTGTCAGCGAACACAGCGTTGAATCGCATCGTCAAACCGATTTCGTCTGCGAGGATTTTGGTTGTCCACACTTTGTTGCCATCTTTCTCATACGAAGAGATGTCTAGTTTCCCTACCACAATTACACGGGAACCCTTCTCAATAGAAGTTGCTGCAGTTTCTGCCATGTCACCAAACACGGTGACGTTATGCCATGTTGTTTGCTTCTTGTCATCTTTGCCTGATGTTGTGGCAACAGTGAAGTTGCCGATTGCTTTACCGTTCGCACCATATTTCAGTTCGATTGGTTTACCGCAGTTCCCTACGATGGTGATGTTATTCATTTGCCTACCTTCTCTTTCATTGGTTGTCTGTTGGATGATATTCTGTTATCTTCTGCACTAATACACACGTGTGTTGGGGGTTCAGATACACGGACATAGGTGTTTAAGGTCATGCCACAACGGTCACAAAACCATCGCTGTGCTGTACGTCCCTTCATATTTCAACTATATCAGGGGGCTTGTATCGCCCAAGGTCCCCAACCCCACCCGTACCTGTCCATTCCATACTGATGGATGGCTAGCCCTGCCGTAAGGCAGACTGTTGGGTTGAATAGGTCGGCTGGTCGTTGAAGGATGTCTTTTTCGCGTAGCCATTTTGTCCAACTGCCGTTGACCTGAACCAAACAACGGCTTCCTCCGAACGGGTCTTGTCTGTTCCATGCTTTGTTGTCCCCTCTGCTTTCTCTGTTAATAACAAAATCTAATATCGGTAAATCTTTTTCAGCCCAACCAACCTGCCGTGCCAACCCCCACCACTTACCTTGTAAAGCGGTAGATGGAACTGTAATTGGTGGTAGTGCTTCCCTTACGTTGCGAATGTTTGTGGTCGATGATGGTGTCCCTTCAGCAGATGGTGCTTCTGCTATTGCTACCGTTGCCCCTAAAGCAATCAAACTTATAAAACTTGCGATGATACGTTTCAACAATTTATTCTCCTAATCGTAGGCGGATAGTGACATCAACTCCTTCACTTGCTCTGGATATATAAGTATGCCTTTCGCTGGGTTGTCGGATGTTTGCGCTGCGATGCGCTCGGGCAGATGTTGAATGTTCGCCTTGATGTAACGGCGTAACCTGCTGGTTTCTATTATAACAAACGCTGATGGCGAAAACAAATACACCCACCATCGTGCTTTGGTCACAGCGATACCTGATGGTTTCCATCCACTGTTGTGCGGGTTTTGTTCAAACTCAACAAAGATACGACCATTACGGTATCTGTCATACTTCACTTCGAATGAACCGTTACTTAAGTCAGCAAGAAATGTTTTAACAATCTCTTCGCCTTCATGTCCGAACGCTAAATCTTTTGTGAAGTCATGCGGGTTGATGTCATGTGATGGAACATATCCTTCGGTGCGTTCAATCATTCGATGCCATCTACAGTGCGTTCAACGATAGGTTTCTGTGATTCATACCCACGGTTGATGTATGCGTCCATTGCTTCACGTTCACGCGGTGTTGCACCAACCCATCCGATTGGATGTTTCAGTCCATAGATGCGTTCCATTAAACATTCGTATAGTTCGCGGGTGATGTCATCCATTACTGTTCATCCTCCACCCACAATTCTATTTCATCTTCGGGTACATCGGTGGCAATCATAAAGGTATGCCCGTAACGCACATCATATTTGTTGCCTTGAGTACCAACGCTGACAGACTCGATAGTGCCTGATTGGTCGTCGATAATTACTTTGTCACCAACATTGAACTGTGTCATTAGTAGCCTGCTTTCTTCAATAGTTTTAACAACTCATCCAACCTTAAGACCGCATACTGGTCAGCAGGATTACCGTAACTGCGACGCTTCGCAACCACAATCCCAATCTCAGCACCAGCGTTAATGCGTTCAACCTCAGCCTCATGTAACCAGCCAGAGAAGTTCAATGTCTTATGGTTTTTACATTCCCAAACTAAACGTGGGTCAGTACCTGTGATGTCGCCCTTATCTAAAGCACCATTCAACGAACGGCGTTCAACAAACGGGTACATGTCTTTCAAATAGTTCACTATGAACGTTTCGAAGTTCGTGCCTTTAGCACGTTCTTTAGACACGGGACATTTCCTCCGCCAATAACTGTCGAAACAAAAGACTACGTGACACTCCACGCTTCTCCGAAAGTTTCGCAATATGTTCCATTTGTATACTGGTCAACCTAAGAGACACCATCTTTGTAGAACGATAGATGCCTGCAGGGTCAACGGTTCGTGTCGCCGCCATTATGCGCCTTCCTTAAATGATTTCAAATCGTTGAACGCTGAACGCAACAACGGAAGATGACTGCTCAATATGATTGCACCTTTGCCCCAGTTAACTTTGGCATTAGCGGCAACAGTTTCAGGTGTGAACCCTGCCTTCTCGCAAGCAGAAATGAACTGTTCAATCTGTTCTTGAGATAGTGGTGCATCACCAGCAGGTTCTGCTTTAACTGCTTTGGGTGCTGGTGCAGGTTTAGCGTTGTCATCCCATTCTTGTTTAGTCCACAACGATAGGCAGATACCGAAACGCATTGCAGCGTTACGAAGGAAGTCACCGACAAGTTCTTTGTCTAGTTCTTGTTTGTCTGCACGCACCGAACCAACACCTAGACGGGCTTGTCCAAGGATTGTGAGTTCACCCCACATGGTTGCAATACCGTTCTCAACATGGATTGATGGTCGACCGTTATCCCATGCGATAGGAACCCAACGCCATGTCGGGTCAATCTCTAGCAGGATGCGGGTGATGTCTGCGTGTCCCACGAAATCGAGTGACGTTCCACCTTTAGGTAGTTTGCCAACAATCTTTGGGTCTGGCACACCGTATGCGCCAAGGATTTCTTCTAGTTTCATTATCTTTCCCCTTTCAAGAGAAGTGTTCTGTTGGTTACTTGCTTACTATATTTTTCTGTAAGAGCAGGCTCATTCATCTTCAACGATTTAATGTCTAACGATGCCCATGACTTGCCCTTCCATGTTGCAACGATTGTTCCATCGACAGTAGCAACCTCGTTCGGTCCAATCAAATCGCACAGTTCTGCTTTCAACCTGTCCTCAATTTCACCGTACGCTTTAAGTTCCGACTTCACATGCTTCAGTTGTGTAACCAACTCTTTAGCCGTAGACGGAAGTTCAATAGACGTAGGTGCAGGCTTCTGGTAACGAGCGGTAATAGTTTCATAAGACCAATGGACTCCTTCTGGGGTCATACCCAAATCAATTGAGGTCAACCATTTGGCAACCTTCTCACAGTGTTCTTCAACCTCACCATCGCTGATGATTTGCTCATGGATATGAAGCACCATTGTTGAGTCAAACACAGCCCACGTAATTTGTCTTACGTCAGAACAGATGGCTTGCTGGATGCCTTGAATACGCCAGTAGTCAGGTAGTTCGCCTTGCCATTCACGGTTCATCGTTTTGATTTCCAACACCTTACGTTCGGTATCAGATTCAAAGAATCCATCCAAAGTAGAAATCATCCTTGCACCGTCATCTGTTTCAGCAACAAACATTTCTTCAGGGGTGATGTAATCAATACCTGTTTTATCTCTAGCCCATTCCAATACGAACGGTTCCAAACGGTTACCGCGTTCCATTGCAGGGTTCGGAGGGATAGGTGCAGGGGGAATATCACCTAACAGTTCCGCAGCATATTTGTCTGCTGGCACAAACGGATGTAGCCCGTAGATTGCGGCTACTGCTGACGCTGATACTCGTTTACGTTTCTGATTATCCCAGAAGCGTATGTCTAACCAGTCTTGCTCGCCGTGGGTTGGTTTTGTTACACGATGACGTGTGATTTGCATGATTTCCCTTTCATAGTGGTTCCTTCATGTATCACCATACACGGGTGTGATACCTATGTCAAGGACTATCCCAAGATTTTTATTGACCGCACCATCCCAGCAGGAATATGGATTGCGTGGATACCTTCACCCTTACATAACGTCTGCCACAAATTCACGTGGTCTTTCTTCGAACCTGCATCGCCAACAGCAACCATGAAACCCAAACTTGCAACAATACATTCACCGTCATCTTCGTACTCGTCCATGTCGAGCCAGCCACCATCGGAAAGATGTGTGTCAGCCCAGTGGACTAACACCATTGGTGGTTCAGTCTTCGTAAGTGGGTTCGGTGTCATGTTCCCCTCGTTCTTTACAAATCGCACAGTACTTGCCTTCGGCATACAACCAACTGATGTTGCAGTCGGGGCAGGTCAGCCAGTCTTGTTGGGACATAGGTTTAGTCTAGTGAACTTCCAGCCATCTGGAGAGTTTTAGCGTCCTCAACTATGAGACGGTCTAACGCTCTGAGTGCGGTAAAGAATTCGTCTTCTTCAGGGCGGGAAACCCTTGCTGTTACAAGGAATTTGCGGATTGTGTATAACGTTTCGCGTGTCATGGGACCAGCAAATATAGCCGAACCTGCAACTGTTATTCGGTTACTTTTTGTGGTTTTCTACATGCTCCGAAAGTTTGTTTGCAACAACATCTATCTTGTCCTCAGTACGGTAAATCGTTTTGTGCATGCCCCTCAAAATCCCTTGAACTACAGCGTGGTCGGCACGGTTTTCTTTAGCGAACCTAGCAACAAGAACTGTTAGCAGACCGAAAGTACCAGCAACAGCAGCAGCGAGAACACTAGCCCAACCAGCATCCATGTCATACGGCTTTCGCAGCAACGAAGGCTGCAACCGCAGGCGGAACTTGGTTTCCTTGGGTGTAGCGTATGTGCCACGGCTCCGACTGAACTTCATGTGAGAAGCCGAATAGATGTTCATTGGCTAGCATCCATGCAAGTCTAGGTCCTGATGCTGTAGCCACATCAACGGCAATCCCGAGGTTATGCTGCGATTTGCCTGGTGTTGCCAAACATGCCATACCTTTTTTCAGATACCACTTCTTACCTTCGAAGGTGCGTGTGTCAGGGTTGCCTGTTGGTTCCAGTTGGTACCGTTGGAAGAACGCTTTGGTTTGGGATTCGAGTGTGCGATATGTGTCGCCTGCTGATGTCGGTGTCAGTTTGATACCAGCCTTAGATGCGGCATCAACCATCGCTTCCCATGCGTCAGCAGCACAATGATGCAACGTGCCACCAACAGTTTTGCGTAACTGGTCAGCAGTAAGTTTGCCTGCAACCGCAGTCTTTAGATGGTCGCAAAGTTTTACGGGTACAACAGGGTACGCCACAGGTTTACTTTTCGGCTTTTGCGCCGAACGCACTGTTGATTTCTTCCATAGTGAGTTTGCCATCAAGCGATGACTGAGCAAGTTTCTGGATGACTGTCGCAGTAGCGGCAAAGCCTGCTAAAACCGCCGACTTCCAAATTTCCAACTCGGGGGCAATAACGGCACTGCCGCCTACGATTGCCAGCGCTGAGGACAGGAACACTGCCACGATACGACCTGCGATGTCTTGTGCTTTCTTCATTCTGATTCCTTTGTGCTGAGAGTTAATGCTGCGTGTAAAACTAATGATACACCAACCACCCATATAGCCTGTCTTAAGGTAGGACCTGACAGGGTGATGAGGACTAGTCCTGTGCCTGCGTATGTCCAGGCGTTGTCTTTGATGAGGTTGGAGAGGCGTTTCATTATCGTCTTATTCTAGTTGATGCCGCTGTGAGGGTTGCCCCCGCTGCGATGGCGATGAGGGTTCGTCGTTCTCCTACAGGGATGTTGGAACCTGTTGGCACATAGTCGTCAAATCCGCCGAAGATGTCGATGGTCGCTTCAAAGGCTTCTTGTACGGCGAGGGGTGCGTCTTGGATTGCGGCTGTGAGTTCGGCTATTTGGGTGTCGTCTAGTTGTTCTACTTCAATGGTTTCAAAGATTTCTGTGGCTTGTTCTTCGGTGATGACAGCCAACACGTCAGGGTTGGTGGCGAGTTCTTCGGCTTGGTCGGCTGTTACTTCGGTGTCAAGGAGTTGCTCGATTAGGGCTACGGCTTCTTCTTCGTTGAGGTCGCCGAGTGCTTCTATGGCTGTGTCGAATTGTTCTTCGGTGAGTGGTTCGCCACTGTCCACAGCGTCTAGGAGGGCTTCTACTAGTTCGGCTGGTATTTCCTCGGTTACATCTATTGGGAGCGTCTCAGGCGTTTCTGGTGCGTCTGGCAGGGTGTCTGGTGGCAGGGTGTCAGGCACCGTGGTATCAGGAACGGTGGTGTCGGGGATGGTGGTGTCGGGAACCGTTGTCGTTTCCAGAACTGTTGTTAAAGGTTCAAGAACCGTTGTTGTTGACGCTTCAACCGTTGTTATTGACGCTTCCACCACCGTCGTTGTTGTCGCCTCTGGCACTGTCGTGTCTGGTGGCAGTGTGGTCGTTGTTTGAAGTATCGTAGTAGTCGATTCTTCTACCACAAGCACAGTCGTAGAGGGTGCAATAGTAGAAGTGGTCGTCGTTGTAGTCGTGGATGTTGTTGTGGTGTCCCATAAAGAAAGATTAGCAATAGACAGATTACCAGGCTGGCAACAGGTATCTATCGAGTATTGACGGAACGTAAAAATGTCGCCTTCAACCACAGGTATAGACATAGTTCCTGACGAAGTGTTGACTTGTGTAATCAATGTGTATACGCCGTTGATGCCGTACTGTGGCGGGTCATACACCCAACCATCATTGGTTTGATACGACCAATCAAAGTCAACTGTGTTCACATCAGCAGGCACAACCGTTTCAATTTGCACCCAATGCGCCCCACCACTACAACCGTTCAAGTCAGGACCATGCAAAGTGATGATGTTGTCAACTACCTCTATTGAGCCACCACAATCTTGTGACTGACTGTATGTCCAGTTGCCGAGAACATCGGCTTTAGCGGCTGGTGGAAATAAAGCGAATACTGCGAGAGGCGCAAATATCAGCCAACGGCTAGACCGCATCTCTAAACGTAGTCGTGTTTAATGATGTAGTTAAGGGTTATGTACGGCTGCAAGTTCGTGTGCGCTGAGGCTGCATTTGCTGCGGTGTTGGGTACGTTGGTCACTGTCACTGTGCCTGATGGAGTAAAACTATGGTCATGGGTTACGTTGGTAGACATTCCCCCTGTGTTGGCTGAACCAGAAGCCTGATAAATGTCACCAGGAAGGTCTGCCGCATTGAAAACGCCTATGGAAAAAAACTGGTCACTGCTGTATGAGTGGTTGTGTTCAAGATTTTTACTGCTAGTTGTCCCTGAGTTGCCAGTAAACGTTGCCGTATTCGTATGGGAGTGGGCAGGGACACCAGATTCCGCTGAAGTCAAAGTAACAGTTTTTGCACCACCAGTTTCAAACAAAGTGTCAAACTCTGTTTCAACAGAGTTCAGTCCAACAACAACTTTGCCTTTCATGTTCGGGGTTGTAGCCCCAACCAAAGCAATCAGTTCCGTATAACCTGTAGTGGCAGTACCATCGCACAACAACCATCCCGTAGGAGCAGTCGCACCAGCATAAGCACTAATAGTTCCAACAGGACAAAGAACCTTCAACAACGTCAAAGCCAAATCACCCTGCACAATAGTTGCATCAAGAATTTTGGCTGAAGTCACAGCACCAGTAGCAATACCCTCAGCAGTAACCTGACCCCATTCAGGGGCTGTAGCACCAGAGTTTACTTTCAACACTTGAGCAGCCGTACCAACAACAAGTTCAGTAAAAGTACCTGGCGTTCCCGAACCCTGATACACAACAGACCCAGCGTTAGCGTATTTAGATACCAACTCGTTAGACTGATTTGCTTCTAACGCCGTAAACACAGGATAAATAACAGCACCCTGTAAATGTTCACGGTCAGTAGTGCCATCAGCACCACGACCATTAACAGATGAACCCCATGTAGAAGTAACAGCAGGGTCTACAACAGTAAGAGTATCGGTGGTGGCGTATTTAACACAAATCTTTTCTTCCTTAGCAGTACCAGGGTCAACCACAACAAAGAAAGGTTCAGCATCGGTAGAGAAACCAGACATTGGAGCAGTCAGTGTGATGGTGGTTGCGTTTGCGTTAAGGGTTACCTTAAGCGTGTTGGATACAGGCGCACCTCGATATGACCTTCTGCTTTTACCATTAACTGCCATAAAACTCCTAGTTTTCGACTGACCGCAAGGTTACTACAAGCGTACCCTCGAATGCCCAACTGTTACCCGAAGAATCTACAGGCTGCCAGACAATATCTTCAAGAATAACATTATGCGTGAAAGAACCTATCTGTAGGGTAATAATCCGAGGGGATTCAATTAGCCCATCAAAAAAGGTTTGCTCCTCGTCAACATCAAAATAGTATTCTTTCCCTCTTACCGTTACCGACTTATGCAAGATAATAGGGACAGAGAAAACTTGCGAACGGAAAGGGGCAGCGTAGGCTCTAGCCATCCAACGAGTAAAGGTTGGTCCTGTTGTGGCAGTGCTTCTTTCTAACACAAACTTAAAACTTGCTTCAATTGCTTTAGAATCTGACCCGTCAAACGAGTTTTCGGTATCGCCAGCCTCAGCCCATGTGCCTGCTGCTTCGTATGCGCCATCATCAATTTTCAAGTATGAAGTGATAGACCCAACCAAAGAGGTGGAACGTGTGTCTATTTTGGCGATGAACTTGCGGTCTGGAATTCCCCAACGCCATGACCCTGTTTCTATTTCTCCTGAAGCAACAAGGTTAGCGGAGTCTTCAACGATGATACCAACCCCGCTCAATGCAAACATACGTTTCGTGGCGAACGGTGTTACTGGGTCGTCAAACACAACAACACTGTTGACAGCGGCGGTAGAGGTATGCATAAGGTCCGTAGCAAACGCTGGGGTATTAGGTGCGATAAACACGGACAGGTCTAACGCTCCCAATCCACTCGATGTTCCGTCATAGTTTGTCCATGTAAAATATGCAAACCTGTCATTTGACGCAAACTTTTGTACTGCACCTGATGTCGGAATTAGTTGTCCTGCGATAAGACTTGCATTGGCATCTGTTGAACAGTAACGGACACCCCTGTTCGTACCAACAAGAATTGACCCAAGGTACCCACTGATTGCTGTCACCACTTCACCTGTTGGCAGTTCAAGAGCAACCACACCCGTATCCAAAGTACCGTCTGCTTTAATAGTGATTTTGTAAATAAGGGATTTCTTCCCTGAGAACCCTGCCGCGTACACAGCGTTTTGTCCTGTGGCTACACCAACAAAACGGAACTCCGTATCGTCAGGTTCAATAACAAGTGATTTAGTACCAGTATCGCTAATCAAATGAAGGTCGTGGTCGTGCGCACCAAACATATAGTTCTTAGCAAACCCAAGCATGGTGAAAGATTCAGAACCAGTAACAAATTTAGTATTTGAAATAAGAGCAGGGTCAACAGAAGGGATTACTTGTCTTATGCCATCAGCAGGGTAAGCCAAATAAACTTTATTACCGTCGGTAGCCATAGCAGCAACCGTTCCTGTAGGTGCTGCGGTACCACCAGCAGTGTCAACAACAGCAGTCCATGTAGGACTAGCCGCATATGGATTGGTAGTGAATTTGACGTCGCCATCCAACGCAACATAAACACGGGTTCCACAAACAACCATGTGCTGTGTAGTAGAAGCATTAGACAACGAAACTTTAGTTGCGTTATGCAAACTCAACTGCCCCTTAACCCAAGGGTTCACACCTTTAGATTTGTAAAACCTAAACGGCGCAGAATCATTCATGTCTGCATAGGTTTGCCCCGCACCACTATGCCAAGAATCCTGACCGCGCCTCCACAAACCACCAGGGTTAATAGCACCCTCACCAGGGCTAGTGGAATCATCCGTAGAATCACGAACACGTTGCTCGTAACCTCGTTGAAACTTCCCTGATTTTTGGTCAACCATAAACGGGCGACCATCAATAGCAACAGGAAAAACATTAGGAACAAGTGAAGATACTGCCGTACCTGAATAGAAAGGAGGTGTCCCAAAATACGGTAAGGTAAATGTTGTTACCGACACCGTTTAATCCTTCGATAAAAAAGTTGGGTACGCCCTCGAAAGTCTTGCTGCTTCAGCCTGAATACGGTCACGACGCAAACGTTGCAACTGACTGAAACTGTTTCCAACAGCCCCAGAAGAAACTTCCTCTGCTCTACGGGTGTCACCTTGTGATTCAGTGAAGTTACGTTTCATTTCACGTGGAGACATCAAACGAATCTGTGTACCCAAAGCAAGAATATCTGTAAGAGTTTCCTGCACACCACCCGTGCTGTTCACATCCACCGACTCTGTTGCCGCAGT